ACTTAGCATCTGGTTGGAAGCCTCTAGCAGCCACAGATCCGAGATTTGCTGCTTCTGGTGATGCACCATTAAACGAACCACAAGACGGACAGTTATGGTACAATCCTAATTTTTCAGAAGTAGATCTAATGGTACACAACGGCAACACCTGGGTAGGATATCGTCATTCCACAGCACCTTACTATGAGGCAGCTACAGCAACATTAAGAAATGGCTATCTGCCTATAGTTGCAGCTTCAAATCCGTACAAGAGCGGCATCACAGCCAACGGCGATATTTGGATCAGCACAGCAGACCTTGAAAATTATCCAACCATTTACAGATACAACACTAATCTAAGTGACATAGCTGATCTTGCACAGCGTTGGGAATTGGTAGACAAAGCAGATCAAACCACAGAAGAAGGTGTGTTGTTTGCAGATGCACGTTGGAATACCGCAGGTACTTCAACAGTGGCCAGCACCATAGAAGATCTAATTACCAACAACTTCTTAGATCCAGATGCTCCGGATCCTGCATTATATCCCAAAGGTATGTTGCTATGGAACCTACGCAGAAGTGGTGGCAACGTCAAACAGTATCAAAACAGTTACATTGATACCACTGCTGACAATCCAAGAACTGGCACAGCGACTCTCGCAGGTTCAGCATTCCAAAGCGGTGAAAGCATGGAAACATATTGGACCGATCGTTGGACCACAGCGTCAGGTAACAATGAAGATGGTTCGGGATCATTTGGTCGCAAAGCACAGCGCAAGGTTGTAACACAGGCCTTGAAGAGTGTGGTTGACACTAGCCAAGAGATACGTGACGAAGAACGTCGTAACTTCAATATTATAGCTGCTCCTGGTTATCCAGAACTGTTAAGCAATCTAGTGAACCTAAATATAGATCGCGGTGTTACTGCGTTTGTGGTAGGCGACACTCCGTTGCGTTTGGCTTCAGATGCTACATCATTGACCACATGGGGTACCAATGCTAATCTAGTCACTGACAACGGTGATGATGGTATCGTAACTTATGATGAGTACTGTGCAGTTTACTATCCAAACGGATTTACCACTGACCTCGCTGGGTCACCTGCAGTAGTTCCAGCCAGCCATATGATGTTGAAGACTATCACACTCAGTGACAATGTCAGCTTCCCATGGTTTGCTCCGGCAGGAACACGTCGAGGTGGAATCACTAATGCCACAGCAGTGGGTTATATTGATGCTGCCACAGGCGAGTTCCAAACAGTTGCGCTAAATGAAGGACAGCGGGATACTTTGTATGATCTAAAAGTTAATCCAATTCCATTCTTCAACGGAATAGGATTAGTGGCACATGGTCAAAAGACTCGTGCAAGAAATGCGTCGGCACTAGATCGTATCAACGTAGCACGTTTAGTGGTATATCTACGTAGTCAATTGAACAAGTTGGCTCGTCCGTATATCTTTGAACCTAATGACAAAATCACACGTGATGAAATCAAACAAGCTGTAGAAAGTCTGTTGTTAGAACTAGTAGGACTAAGAGCACTCTACGACTTTGCGGTTGTCTGTGACGAAAGTAACAACACACCGTCAAGGATAGATCGCAACGAATTGTATGTTGATATTGCAATTGAACCTGTGAAGGCTATTGAGTTCATTTACATTCCGTTACGTGTCAAGAACACAGGAGAAATTTAAAAATGGCAATTACATCACTGAATAATTTAGGTATCCCAACAACCAATGCAGCTGGCAGCACCCAGGTGTTGTTGATGCCTAAATTAAAATATCGCTTTAGAGTAACACTATTAGGTTTTGGAGTTGCCGCTGCCACAGAACTTACCAAGCAGGTACAGGACGTGACCAGACCCAAAGTGTCATTTGAAGAAATGACACTAGATGTCTATAACTCCAAAGTCAAACTGGCTGGCAGATACACCCTGGAAAATATTACATTGACCTTACGTGATGATGCCAGCGGTCAAGTACAAAAACTTGTGGGACAACAGATCCAGAAACAATATGATTTCATGGAACAGGCATCCGCTCGTTCAGGTATTGACTACAAGTTTACCACACGCATAGAAGTCCTAGACGGTGGTAACGGTACACTAGTTCCAGAAACTCTAGAAACATTTGAACTCTATGGATGTTTCGTGCAGAACGCAGACTACGGCGATGCCAACTATTCAACCAATGAACACATGACAGTGGCACTGACTATCGCCTACGACAATCTATCACAGTTTGCAGCAGGTGCAGCAGCTACCAGCCCAATTGGTGGTATTGGTGCAGCAGTAGGACGTACTTTAGGTGCAGCCGTAACAGGCGCTTCAACAGCACAGGGATAATTAACCCTGTATCAAGAAAAGCTCGATTATTTCGAGCTTTTTTTGTGACATAAATATTTGTATGGCAAACTATTTCACACGATTTCTCACTGGTGTCGGCGAAGGCTTATTGACTCCCAAAGGACAGAGCGCAAACTGGCGTCACGCCACTAAGCTGTTCATAGATGGCAACATGCGGCTGGCTCCTCGCACCAAGTTCAACTACTATGTAAGATTTGAGATAGACAAAAATGTGATGCGAGTTCCAGCATTTTCTAATAAACATCACGATGAAGTTGGGTTACTTGTAAAAACTGCAGAACTGCCCAAATATAATTTTGATAGTGTGGTAAAAAACCAGTACAATAGAAAAAAAATAATCTATAAAAATTTCAATTACGAACCAGTAAACATCACCATGCATGACGATGCTACCGGAGTTATCAGTGCCATGTGGGCTGTGTACTATGGATATTATATTGCCGATAGACAACTTCCAGAATCAGCTTACTCTGAAACCAAATATCGTGCAGCTGATACACCAAAAGATAATTTTCGATATGGTATGGACAACGACGTTACCGCTGGATTTTTCAAATCAGTTAGTATCTATACCATGGCTCGTAGAAGATTTCTGGGCTATACATTGATTAATCCGAAAATTAAAACTTGGAGCCATGGCAACATGGATTACTCTGCTAGCGAATTCGCAGAAAGCACAATGACTTTAGAGTATGAATCAGTGAAATATTCAGCAGGTCAGGTAGCCTATAATAGTCCCAAAGGATTTGCAACACTGCACTATGATTCAGTACCAAGTCCTATATCAGTAGCAGGCGGTGGTGTTGCTACACTTACCGGAGAAGGTGGGGTATTAGATGGCCTTGAACAGATATTTGGTAATCTAGGATCAGGCGCAGCCTTCGACAGTCCGGGTGGATTTCTCAGCACAGCGATAGCGTCAATCAACACTTATAAAAATATCAAGTCATTATCATCGGCCCAATTAAAATCTGAAGCTATTAATATACTCAGCAATCCGGGTAATATTTCCTCAGCTATCAGCACCGTAGGTGGAGTAGTAGGAGCTGTGTTTCCTAAAAGTGCTAATCGTTCACCTTCTACCTCAGCGACCCAAAGACCATTAGTAGGAGATTTTCCTTCTGATCCAGGAAACGTAGCGTAATATGGCAACTAATCTACCCTCATTTGAAATCCAAGATAGTGCTGCAGGCACCAAGCTGTATTTTGATACCTACGGCGAAGCTGCACTAGAGTTCGCAGCCAACGACGTCACGGCCGCTGTGAGTTTTTTTACCGGTGCAGGCTTTGATTCGGATGCAGCAGCTACCGTGGCTATGACTCTGTTACGACAGGCAAAAATTGATTCTACACCCATTTCACAGATCTTAGACACACTTACAGGATTGAACAAAAACACCCTAAGCCAATTAGTGGGTGAGATACTAAACAACAATCGAGTACCTACCAGCCTTTTAGGTTTCAGAACTGCAGATATTAAACCTAATCAGACTAGAAACATAGCTGCATAATGGGCAAATTCGCACAAGGTCGATTTGAAATGAAAAATCCTGCCAAATATGTGGGATTAAAAACTCCATTGGCTCGTAGCTCGTGGGAGTTTGTGTTCATGAGAATGCTAGATGAACATCCAGGCGTACAGAATTGGGCTAGCGAAAGCATCAAGATACCTTATAGAGATCCATTAACTGGTCGCAGTACCATATATGTGCCAGATTTCTTTATTGTATATCAAGATAAGAACGGTACTAAACACGCAGAAGTTGTGGAGGTAAAACCTTCTAATCACACCTTCAGAGAAGCTGTGGGTAAGAGTCAATACAATCAACAGCAGTATGTAAAAAATATGGCCAAATGGGAAGCTGCTAATGCTTGGTGTAAGCAGCAAGGCTTGAGATTTCGTGTGATCAACGAGAATGAAATTTTCCATCAAGGCGGCAAACGGAAATAAGTATAGTATGACGAAAAAATTAGAAGAACTGTTTAATCTAGAAGAGTCCAACCCAGAAACTGTGGAAGAAATCGCTCCGGTTGAAAAACCCACGCATCAGGAAATAGACACACTGGAAAAACAAATTCAGGCGGTGCAAGAAATCACCAGAGGACTGCCACAGATACAGGAATTAAACGAACTAG